CCGCCACACTCAGCAAACTCTTCACTTCAGTAACGTTAATTCCATCATAATGCACCTCAAAAGCTGGGCAATCGTCCACAAGATCTCCATTCTGCAAATTTCCCGAAGTATATGCCGGTACTGCCGGATTACTTGCAACCGGTGTTCCCTGGATCACCTTCCAACTGCAGTTTTCAACCTCTGTCTCTGCATTTCTGGTATACCGATTTACAATAAGATCAATCCTTTTCATTCCCTGACTACCATTTGTCAGTGTAACCTCATCATAAGTACCAATATCCACGCAAGATATACAGCCGTGATGCGCCATCATCCCACTCCGGATTTTCATTAGATTATTACTGCTAAGTTCTGGCTTAAGATTCTCTCCACTTGTTATAATATAACTCCCCTGCCCGATAATCCCCTCCAGCATCTGCCGGAACTGCTGACTTGTTACGTGAGGTGATCCGGTTCTTCCTGATACGATTTTCATTCTGTATCTTCTCCTTCCAGTTTATAAGTAATTGATTCCACATCATTCGTAATCTCGTAAATGATATTTTCGATTGGTTTTGACATATACAGCCCAGTCAGGTAATCCCTGCCACCGACAATATCTCCAATCCCAACCTCGATTCCAAGCTTTGCAACATCCATCTGAAATGTCTTTTTATTCATCAGCTTCTGCAATTGTTCCATGGACGTTTTCTCCAGCTCTGCTGTTTCTGTGCTCGTATTTTCGTACACTGCTGAGATCTCATTCAGTCCTTTGTAATACTGCGTCTTTCCAATGCTTCCATCTTTCTGCACATACAGATGGAATACGTTCCTCTCCTGCATTTCCCCTTTTCCGGTTACAACCAGATGATTTACGCCATTTTGTTTATCATCCATCGTGAAATTTAAGCGACTGTCCTGTGACAATTCAATCTGTGCAGAATAATCAGTAATCGGAACTGCTTCAACCAGAATATAACATGGCTCGTCCTGTTCTTTGATCAGCCGGATCTGCAGGCGGTATCCGACACTTTGCAGCATTTTAGTAAGACCTTCCAGTAATGTACTGTACCGGTCAAATTGAAAATTCTTTACAGATATACCCGTATCTTCTGATGAAACTCTGAATAATCCATCAAACTCCGGCTCGATCAGTGTTTTCATTACCTGATTCAGTTCTCCGGATACTGTTTTATAATCCGATCCGGCAGGCGGCTCGATCACCTTATACTGCAGTCTTCCCCGCCATGTGATTCCCTTCAGCTCCACATAATCCAGCGTTGTATCTGTCAGCACCTCTCCGATAATGCCTCCATATTCTGTTTCCGTAATATACACATAGCTTGAAAAGGTCAGCTCTGAATACCAGTTCGACCTTGCAATCTGCACAGAAAACTCATATTCCCCATTCGTATCCACTGTGATATTTGAGTCCAAAATCGCTCCCAGTTCTCTTCCATCACTATCTGCAAGAATTATGTCCTTTACCACGGCGGCTCCCTCCTGTTCAAAAATAAAGTCAGGTCAAATCCATAATCCCCGGACCAGTTAATATTTAAAAGCCCGGATGGTATTCTCTCGAAAACAGTTTGTTTCTGTGCTCTCTGATTAAATAAATTTTGTACCGTTCCATTCGTCAAATACCTTCGGATCGTTCTTCTCTGGCTATCTATGATCAGATATTCCCTGCTTTCAAGCGTTACGAAAAACTCATAAGGATAATCGTTGATCAGAATCTTCGGATTTACACATGGTCCGTAAATGATCATCCGGTACTCGCTTGGAATGATGTGATCAACGTCCCATGCTGCGATTCCTCTTTTTTCCCCGGCAAAGTCAAACGGATAATCATACTGAAAATCTATCCCGGATGCTGCTGTTTCTTCCAATTGTGGAAAAAACTGTCTTGTCGCTTCTACTACCCATACAAGTTCCGGAGTCTGGAAGGTGATCTCCACTTCCGAATACACATATCCCTTCCATCCTTCTTTTGCTGACTTCAATACCTTGCATCTTAAATACGCCCCATTCACGTACAGCTTCCCGTAGGTATCATTTTCTGCATCAACCGCAATGATCCGGTATAGCTGCTCCATATTTGTTTGGA